AGATGTAATCAATTTTTATGCAGGAGGTAATATTGCAGCTAGAATATCTGCTACTTCAGATTCTGATGGAGCAATTTATGCTGAAAAATATTATACTTGGATAGATGATACAAATACTCATATTGTTGGGGCTTCAGATGTAATGACATTTACTACTGGAGGTTATAATAGATTAGAACTTAACTCTAATGGGGCAGAATTAAAAAACGGTAGTGATTACTGGTATGCTCCTAGTGGAGGAGGGTACACTTGGGCAACGGACACTGATACTGGTTTTAACTTACAGTCTGCTGACCTCTTAAATATTATTACTAATAATTCAATTAGAATACAAGTAGGGGCACAATCAATAGGAGTTACTAAGTCAGATGGTTCCACTCAGAATGTAAGTGTAGTGGCGGAGATAAGCGGAGGAATTATAACTAATAATACCAGTTCCAGCTATTTTGCATCCGTTAGACCTATTGCAGATGATACTTATAGTTTAGGTGGGGGTTTTTATAGATGGGACAATGTCTATGCAACAAATGCCACAATTCAAACATCTGATGTTAGAGAAAAAGAAAATATTAATAATACTAAATTAGGTTTAGATTTTCTTAAAGATTTACGTCCTGTATCTTATGAATGGAAAAAGAAAAAAGATAACAAAACAAATCAAACTCACTATGGGTTAATTGCTCAAGAAGTAGTAGAATCATTAAAGAAACATGGAATAGATTCTATAGAAGATTTTGGGGGTATTGTTCATGAAGGAGACCCTAAAGGTTTGTATGGGGCTAGATACGAAGAATTTGTACCAATCCTTATAAAAGCGGTACAAGAATTATCGGAAGAAATTAAACAATTAAAGGAGGACCAATAATGGCAGACACTACAATAACTGTGACTTTTACAGAAGCTCAATGGACAAGAGTTGTAGCAGCATCTTCATATATTAAAGGACCAATGGGTTCTGGCAATGTTGATGCGGATTTTTTTTCTACACTATGGAAAGAGAATTTAACTAATCAAGTCAAAGCGTATGAAAAAGACCAAGCGTCAATCGCAGAGTTCTAAAATTATACAGTATAGATATGATAACCCACATGATACTCTCCAACAGATTGGGGATGCATTTAATGTGTCTAGACAGTATGTATTCAAAGTACTAAAACAATTTGATATTCCTACTGTAAGGGCTAAAAAAATGAAAAATCCCAGACATTGTAAAATATGTGGGGAAATTAGTACAAAATTAGTACATGATGGCACCTGTCACTTTCAGTATTATAATCTAAAAATTAACTGTGCCACCTGTAGAATACCTTTTTATCGTAAACGTAGCCAGATAAAACAAGCGTATGAACAAGGGTTTACTTACAATTATTGCTCTCAAAGTTGTTATAGAAAAGGCAAAAGAGCCTTATCGGTGTAGATAAATATTATAATATCTGATATAATATTACTTATAGATTTCCATAATCGAATCTTACGAGATTCCAAACAATCCTAGTAGAATAACGATATGGAAATTAATAATGATTTAGTAATACAGTGGGAACCTAAAGTCCAAAAAATGTCTTCCTCAGCATTTATAGTAGGAATGGACAAAGAGGATTTAGCTCAAGAGCTAAGAATTTCTTTACTTAAGGCGGCAAAAGCTTATGATGAAGGTAGAGGCATTTCTTTTCATACTTATTTACATACATCTTTAGTCAATACAATCAGAACACTAATTAGTAAAGCTCAAAGAAGACCTATTCCTAAGAGCATAGATGATTATTATGAGTTTTCTGATAATGACAATCCTGTTATACCCAAAGAAATTCAGACTGCTTTAAGGGCAAATGATAATTACGCCCAAGAAATTGAGCTCGATTTGTTAGTTTCGTCACAACACATGTCAAAAAGAGAACGTAAATTCTTAAAGTTAAAGTTTGAAGGTCTTACTATGGATGAAATAACAGATGACTTGAGAGCATGTAGAATATGTATTTATTGTTTAGGGTTCAGAACAGAAGAAAATCAATTAGGAGTACCTGATTTTTCAAAATGTTTAGATAAACAAGGGGAAGGGGCTTATAAAATTAGAAACGCACTAAGAGAAAAATTTAGGTGGTTAGATGAAAAGTTTGAAAAAGACTCTGATTCTTGAAGATTTAAATTCTAAAAGCTTATATGAACTGTTTTCATCCTTGTATAAAGAAAAACATGGTTTTGAATATGAAGGTGCAGGCTTTATAGGTAATGAAATGCATAAGCTAAAAGTAGTTTTAGAGGATTATGGGCCTGAAAATATTGCTTGTGCTATACTTAATTGTATAAAACGGAACGACAGAACAGTTTCTGTTCCTTATTTTACTGCGGGTATAAAATATTATTTAGTTCCAGATTATCCCGATATTTATTGGGCAGTTAAAAGATATGGAACCCTAGAAATAAAAAAGCTCTGGAATAGCCTTATAGTATTAGATGCTATTTGGCTCCCATCGGCATCACAGAAAAAAGAATTAAAACAAATAAAAGGTAAGTTACAGGAGTGGACTAATGCCCAGACGAAAAAAAGTTCGAGGAAGACTAATACAAAAACAAAAAAAACAGCCAAAATTAGAAAAAAAAGTTAAAGTTATTGCTTCAAAGAATGACAATACTGACATTTGGACTGAAGGACAGTTTGATACAGTTGAGGAAGCTATAAATTATCTTGACAAGATAGATACGTCTAATGTAACATACAATGTATATTCAGATTCAAACAGGGTAATATATACCAAACAAGGAGGAGTAAGTGCCTAGTCCGGAATTTATTGAATCCGCAGTAATCTTTAATTTAAATACAGAAGGTAATTTACATAATTTTAAACACGTCAAGAATGATTTTGCTAAACATGGAGAAGCATTTGATTGGTTAGTAACTTATTTTGATAAACATGGGGAGTTTCCTTCTCAGATTGTTTTAGAGCAACAGTTTCCTAGCTTAGACTCTAAAGCCAGTGATACAAATTTTGATTATGCGTATGAACAATTTAAGCGTTCTTTATTACAAAGAAATGTATTAAGGGCGGTTAATTCTAATTCTAATTTAATTTTTGATGACCCTAAGAAAGCTTTGTCTAACATAATGTCAGGGCTAACAGACATCGAAACTGTGTATGACGAAGATGTCATGCCTTATGATAGTGGGGAATTGACTAGATTAGAAGAATGGAAGAATAGAAAACAAAGAAGAAAGTTGGGGGATGGCTTAATGGGCATTCCTACTAGTTTTGATTCTTTGAACTCTAGAGGGGTCGGGTGGATGCCCGGAGAATTAATAGCAGCTTTTGCTAGACCTACAATTGGTAAAACATGGCTTTGTGTTCATGCCGCTGCTACTGCAGTAAAGGCGGGGCATAGAACGTTATTAATTTCTACCGAAATGCCTAATCGTGCTATAAACATGAGAATTGATGTAGTGTTAGCAAAACTATATGACTATGAATTTTCTCATATGGCATTACGGCATGGAGAACCTATAAATGAAGCTGACTATAGAGACTTTTTAGAAACATCTAACCAAAAAGATTTGTTGGTAAGTGACCATATTGCAGGTCAGATGGGTTTTTCATTAGAGTCTATTGCTAGTTTAGTCAGAAAACATAAACCAGAGTTTGTTGTGATTGACGGTGTATATTTGATTTCCGCAGGGGATTCAAAATCAGCGGCTTGGGAGCAGTCACACAGATTGTTTTATGGATTAAAAAATCTAGCTACTGCAATAAATACACCGATATTAGTTACTACCCAAGCTAACAGAGAGGCTTCGGATATGTTTACTCCGCCAAAGCCTAATCATGTAGCATTTGGAGATGCTTTGATTAGAGCTGCAGACGTGGCATTAGCCATGTGTGGGGTGGAGGATGAAGACGATAAAAGAATGGTTCAATTCCAAAAGTATCGTGATGGCGATTTATCACAGAACATAGCCTACATGCAGTGGGGAGTAAACACGGGAGACATAAGAGAGCTACAAGGATATACCCCACGATTCCTTATGCTCGCAGAAGAATAGGAGGATAGTAATGGGACTTTTAGATTGGTTTGGAAGTAGCGATGATAGCAATATTGTTGTGAAATCTACAAGAAGCAAGGGAGATGGTAGACCAATGATTGAGATTACTGTAGGAGATATTAGAAAAGGTATTGCTACAGATGAAAATGGTTACCGAAATGAAGTAGTTCTGTTCCTTAGAAAAAACAAAAGGGATAGATAGTGGTAGATTGGTACTCTGTATTAACAAAATATGGGGTTGATGTACCTTACGAAGAGCAGGTGATGATTAGCTGCCCTTTTCATGATGACAGAAGAGTTTCGTGTTCTTTAAATTTAGATTTAGGATTGTGGATTTGTTTTGCCGGTTGTGGTCAGGGCAGTTTGAAAGGATTTATATTTAAACTTTCTGGAAAGTCTTGGGAAGAATTAAGTTACGAATTAGATGATAACTTAGATATACAATCTACAGAACTTGATTCTGTTTTTTTAGAGCAAGAATTAGAAGATGGATACCGAGAAGTAGGTTACGAAGAACCTGAAAACTTAATGGAAGTGCCTAACAACCATTGGATATATGACCGAGGCTTTACAAAACAATTAGTATTAGAGTGGGATTGTAAAGTAAATCAATATTTAGACTTTATGATTCCAGCTAAAAATGCAGATAATGAAGTTCTTGGTTGGATTTCTAGGCGTTTACAAGCTATTCCTAAGTATTTATTTTCTAGGGGATTCAAAAAGTCACAAACGTTGTTCGGTATAAACCACATAAAAGAAGAGCAAGAACTTTATATAGTAGAAGGTGCTTTAGATTGTATGTGGCTACAGCAGCATGGCTATGCTAGTGTTGGCGTTTTAGGGGCTAATCTTTCAAAAAAACAAATTGACTTGTTAGGTGAAATTAATCCATCACGAGTAGTGTTAGCGTTAGATAATGATGATGCTGGTGGTAAAGGTATGCAAAAAGCTACGCTTGACATCAATGAACGTTTCTTGATATCATACTTAAGACTACCAAAAAAATATAAAGACGTTCAAGAAATCCGAGATGTCGAGACGTTACGTACGGTATTACAAAATAAAACAATAATATAATAGGAGATTTAAATGAGTGGAATTGCAAGAATACAACGCAAAAGAGAAGACATAAGAAGGCCTCAACAACAAACTCAGGCCCCAAGTAGAGAAGTTTGGTTCAAAGATGGCGACCAAGTTTTTCTTTCATCGATTGCAACAGGTAATGAAGAAGATAGGTTTATGGACGAAATAAACCTATATACTTTCAGAATGGGTAACAGATGGATAAACTTGCTAAAAGATGAAACTGTAGATGATAGTATAGTTCCTGAAGGCACTAGAGCGTCTAGTAAATTTGCTTTTTGGGCATATGTTCACAGAATAATACACTTAGATAGACTAAATGATGATTGGGAAGCTGTAGAGGGACCCGGTGGAAAAATGATGTACAGAGAAGACATCAATGATTTTAGAATTGTTAGTCTAGGTTTTGGAAGAAACGATTATGTTTGGGACCAACTCTCTGGTATTTATAGTGATTGGGGAGGCTTAGATAAAGGTGTTATTAGAATTAAGAGAAGTGGTGCAGGATTAGAGACTTCTTATACTTTATCAGCAACTCCACAAACAGAAGAGATACCTGAAGAAAGAAAAGCTGAGATAACAGAATTACCTTTAATAAAAGAATACTTTCTTGACAGATATGGTAAAAACATTGAGTTATCATTAGGAAGCGAACCACAAGCTACTACCTCTGCAAAGCCTTTGTTCTAAGTTACATGACAATTGTAACTCCGGAAAACTCAAACGAGCAGTTACATCTGTTGATGGAACGCTTGCATAAAGATTCTGTTGTTGTTATAGATGTAGAGACCACTGGTTTAGAAGTACATGATGGAGATTTTGTTTGTGGTATTGGCGTTGCCCAATTAGATAGCGATTTTTCTCAGTATTATCCTGTAGCTCATAACCACAACTGTGAAGTTGAGCGTAAGAACAAGAAACAGAAAGAGCTAGAAGAACGGCTTATTTGTGATGAGTGGTGTAAAGACGGTAAGTATGAAAACGTTGACCCTGTAATCATAGAATCTTTTATTAACATATTAAATGATAGTTTTTTTGTTAGTACCTTTATTGGTCACAACTTAAAATTTGACCTACATTTTTTATCTAAACTTGGTTTAAGTGTTGGTAATAGAAAACTGATTGACACATTAGTTATGACTAGGCTTACCGAACCTAAATCTGATGAAAACGTTGGTATAGGTCTGACGGCAACAGCCCAAAGAAGATTTGGTAAAGAAGCGGGTCAGTATGATATAGACCTCAAAACTACCATGAAGCAAAAAAAGTGGGTTGGTAAATTAGGATGTGATTGCCATGAAGGTATTGATGAGAACGAGAAACCAGTCGACCTTGGACATGGTGGATATGACCGAGCACCTATTAATTTAGTAGGTCCTTACTGTGAACAAGATGTTTTAGTAACAGCAAAGCTTTATAACAACTGTTTAAAAAAGATAACTAATACAAATCAGAATCGTATCTATGAATTGCAATGTCAGTTGACTAAGACTTTGTTTGACATGGAGGGGCGTGGTATTGGTATAGATGATTCTTATGCTAGGACAGCTAAGAGTGCTATTCAATTTAGACAGCAGAAGGTTGAACGACAAATTTATAAATTAGCAGGTAAAGAGTTTGATATTCTAAGTCCTAAACAGGTTGGGGAAGTCTTAAATGGTATGAACCCTCCGATACATTCTCCTGTAAAGACTCCAAAGGGTGAGGAATCGTGGAATGAGGCGGCACTGATAAATATTGACCATAGAATTGCTGGATTGATTAGACAATATAGAAGTCTGGCAAAGCTTATATCTACGTATTTACAACCTTATATTAAGAAGAATGTAAAGCATACACAGTTTTATAATTGGGGAACTTCTACTGGAAGGTTATCTAGTCAGAGTCCTAACTTTCAAAACATTCCAAGAAATCATTTTAATTTAGAAGAACATGAATTGTCTGATACAGAGAAGGCAGATATTAGGGGTAAGATTTCAGCAATGATTTCACAAAAAGGTATTGTTGCTACTCAAGAACTTTCCGATGATGTGTTATCTACTTGGGCTTATATTGGAGATGAGTCCTATAATGAAGAAAATGATGCTCAGGTATCAATAAGAAGATTATTTATTCCACGTAAGGGTTATAAGTTGGTAGGATTTGACTATCAACAAATGGAAGTTCGTGTTTTTATGTCCTACTTTAGGAATAAAACTATTGATGAGATACTAAACAAAGATGATGTAGACTTTCATAGTGAGGCAGCCAAGCTTGCCTTTGGTATTGATGAGTCACATGACCGATTTAAAGAGTTTAGGCAGTACGCTAAGGCGGTAACTTTCGGTACTATTTACGGTATAGGCAACAAAAAGTTGGCTCAACAGCTAAGTACCACACCACAAGAAGCCGGAAAATTCAAGAAACAATACTTTCAAGGAATGAAAGGCTCAAAAGAATGGTTTGATAAAGTGGTTGCTACGGCTGGGCGGGGAGATATCTTGATGAATCGTTATGGGCGAGTATATAGTATTGACCCTAGATTTGCATATAAAGGTGTGAATTATATGGTACAAGGTACTAGTGCTGACTTATTGACCGAAAGAATGATAGAAGTAGACAAATACCTTGCTGATAAGAAAAGTCATATATTAGTACAGGTTCATGACGAAATTATATGTGAGATACATGAATCTGAGTTAGAGACTATACCTTATGAGATACAAACTTTACTAGAGCAGAACTCTAAAAACATACCTTTGAAAGTAGATATGGAAGTCTTTACTCCTTCTTGGGCGACCAAAAAAGAATTGAAGCCTGTATCCATGGAAGATTATATTGACTGGGACTAAAAAACTGCTAGTATAAATATACAATGTCTAAATATAACGAAGATAAAATTTTAGAAGAAATATCTCAGTATGTAAACAATACATATGATGAACATTATAGCGAAGGTGAAGTGCAGACTTTAGACTTTATAGCAGCTTGTGGGGATGCTAAAGCATTCTGTCGAGGAAACATTCTAAAGTACGCTTCAAGATATGATAAAAAAGGAACCCCCAGAAAAGATATACTAAAAATAATACACTATGCAATGTTACTGTTGCATTTTAGTGACAAAGGAGAAGATGATGCCAAAAGTTAGTGCCCATTTAGGGTTTACATTTAGAGTAGGTCCACTAGACCAAAATCAATATGGTAGAGTAGATTTGACTGTAGACCAAATAGATACAGAAATTCCAATAGAACCACAGTTAGAAGATTCTAAAAAAGTAGCTGATGTTGTGTGGGAATTTATAAAAGGAAAGGTAGATGCTCAAATAGAGGATATGTTAGATGACAGTAAATAATTCCTCTGAAAGAGCTATTGTCCTTGAAGCTGTTTTAGCTGAACGTGAACGTCAAGACGCATCTTTTGGTGAACAAAATCATGATGATTCTTGGTGGAATCTATTATTGACACAAAAACATGGTAAAGTAACCGAAGAAATTTTTGGTTATAGTGATACTAAATTATTTATTGAAATTGTTCAGACCTGTGCTACTTATTTTGCATGGGCGGAAGCAATAAGAAGGAGAATAAAGAATGGAAAATAATGCTGAAGAAGCTATAGAAAATTTACTAAAAAAGAAATCTTTAAAGTTTATTAGAGGTGATAGTGACACATTTGTTAATAATAGAATACCTTTTGATATTCCTGTTCTAGATAAACTTACTGGTGGTGGTATTCCATTTAAGAAAATGACTCTTATATATGGTCCAACTAATGTAGGAAAGTCTTATTTAGCGTCTCAAATAGTGGCTAATGCTCAGAAAATAGGCGGTAAAGCTGTATGGGTAGATACCGAGTTATCTTATGATAAAGACTGGATGGAAAGATGTGGGGTTGATAATTCCAAAATATTAGTTTCACAACCTACTACCGGAGAAGAAGCCATGGACCATGTTAGAGAAGCAATGCAAGAAGGCTTTGAGGTTATCGTATTAGATAGTATTGCCGGCTTAATACCAGCTGCTATTTCAGAAGAAGTTGCTAAAGGTGACTTTGCTCATAGTCCGATGGCTTGGCAAGCAAGATTTGTAAACAGTTCTTTTCCCAAACTTTTCCCCTACTTACAGAATGGTTCGGCTTTTGTAGCTATAAACCAAGTACGTGCTAGTATGGGGCCTGTAGCATTAGACAATATGCCTGCGGGCCAAGGACAAGTTTATTTTGCTCATTCTATATTACAAGTCCAAAGAAAAGGTTGGATAGAAGAGAAGGACAAAAAGGTTGGATTTAATATGAACATTAGACTTAGGAAGACCAAGACTGGAGGAGAAAATTGGGATTCTGCCATAGTTCCATTCAGAGTTGAAGGCGGGATTGATGTTGTTGAAAGTTATATTAGAGATGGTATTGACCAAAAAATAATTACTCAATCAGGTGCATGGTATACATATGGTGATGTAAAAGTTATGGGTATGAATGGATTGAAAGAAAAGTTTGTTGAAGATGAAAAATTGTTTGAAAAACTAAAAGATGAACTTACCTCCTAGAGATTATACAGACCAAGAAAATCTAATTGCAGATTGTCTGTCTAAGTTTGGTATGAGATACGACCAACAGGTTTATTATCATCCATACATAGTAGATTTTTACATACCAGAGATAAAAATGGTTGTAGAAGCGGATGGAGTGTATGGTCATTTATCAAAAAGAGACCGAAAAAGAGATGAAGACTTACTATTACTAGACGATATTGAGTATATTATACATATAAAAGAAACTACTTTAGAAAAAATAAAGGCAAAATTATGGCTGGAATTAACCAAATTAGACCAGTAAAGACGAAAACTAAAAAAAAGTCTTTATATGATGAAGACTCTTGGTTAGTAAATCAAATAGACAATCATTTAGAAGGAGTAATGGAAGCTCCTAGAACAGGTGTTTTTTATCCTTCTGCATTGGGTAACCCCTGTGATAGATATTTATGGTTATGTTATAACGGTAAAATGATTAGTCAGACGTTACCGCCAAACTTAGAGAGAATTTTTCAAAATGGTAGTTCATTAGAAGACCGAGTAGATAAATGGCTTGAAGAAATGAACATCTTGGTTGACCGAGAAGTTTCAGTCAAACAAGATATTCCTCCTATTTCTGGAAGGATAGACTTTTTAATCAATCATTATAAATATGGCGTTCATCCAATAGAACTAAAATCTATTAATACTTCTGGGTTTTATAAACTAAAATCTCCTAAACCAGAACATGAAATACAATTACAAATTTATTTAAACATTGGAGACTATAATCAAGGAACCGTATTTTATGAAAATAAAAATGACCAAAAAATGAAAACATTTGTAATTGAGAGGGATATTGAAAAATGGAATGAGATTTTAAACAGATGTTTTAAAATTCAAGATATGTTAGCAAGACCTACTGATTGTACCGGTAATTCGTGGTGTGCTTGTAAAAAGGTTGGAGCACGATAATGCAGCAAAGAGAAACACCTTGGACACCTATAAAAGCTATTTCAAGAGCTAAAAATAGTGTAGAATCTTTTGGGGTACCTATTTTTGACCCAAATTTACCTAAAGAACATGATTTATTATTTGGGCAGCTGGCGAGTTATTCTGATACTGAGTTAGAAAAGTTTTTAGTTATTTATGGTGGATATAAAGCATCTTTGGAAACTAAACTTGCAGATATAGAATCTGTGGTTGGGGCTTTAGAAGCGGCTTTTAATGAAGGATATAATGCAGCTTTACATCAAGTAGCTAAAGAATATGAAAAGTCAGGGGCTAAAAAGCCTACTAGAGAAGAGTTAAGAGGTGAAGTAATGACTCGATTTGATGAATTAACGGAGCAGAAAAAAGATATAATTGACCAAACCGTTGAGCTAAAAAGGTTTCAAGGGTTGTTAAATACTTATACAACTGCCTATCAAACAGTTAGTAGAGTTGTAACTTTACGAACTAAACGGGCAGAAAGTATTTAATTTTTAGTATAATATAGTATGGAATTTATAGGATTAGATACATCCTCATTTGCTATCCATGCTGTAATTATAAATGATAAGGAAGAAATTACAGAAATGTATAAATGGGAATGTGATAGAAAAGCGGAATATACAGACAGGTTTCCAGAATTAGTTAATAATTTTAAAATTGGTCTTGAAGATATTGATATAAAGTACGCAGCTTTAGAAGATGCTGCTCCAGTTATGTTGGGGCGTTCTAATAATTACACTAAACTTTCTCGAGTAGTCGGGGCTGTTTGGGCTTTTTTAATTGATTCAGATATTGATACTTCGTTTGTTCCGCATGGCACATGGAAGAAAGCAACTGTGGGAAAAGGAAATGCCAAGAAAGAAGATATAATGAAATATGCAACAGAAAAGTGGGGAGATAGATTCCCCGAACAAGATTATGCAGACGCAGCATGTCTAGCATTATGGAACAAGAGGAGGTTCTAGTATGAGTTTAGCCGGTGGATTGACTAAGGTAGTTAGAGGTTTTCAAATGTTCTTTCCGGGAAAAAAGGAAGGACCTAAAAGGGAATATAAAGATAAATTTCCTAAAAAACTTCCAACTATAGAAGATGTAAAAAATAAGTATGGTGCAGTTGTTTGGTGTAAATTTGCCAAATGTGCTAGTAACCAAGAAGTAAAAAACTTACAAAGAACTACTGGGAGTTTATTAAAAAGAACAAACTATACACCTATTGCAGAACAAGAACATATATGGGCTGGGATATGTACTAGGGGTGAAATAGGAATGCAATTTAATGAAATAAGATTACCGCATGGTTCAAAGATAAAAGTTCCTAGTTGTTATACAGCTCATACAGATAAAACAGGATACTGGGATTTTTCTCAATTCCTAAACTCAGATGGAAGTCCATTAGGGGGTAACATAGATTCCCAACATGTATCTGATGCTGGGTATGGAATGATGGATGATAACAGTATATACGATAATTTAAAAGACTAATTATGCCTAAACATATACCAGATGAAATAAAGCTAAAAGCAATGGAGCTTTTTCTTAGGGGAGACAAAACAGCTAAAGAAATAGCTGAAGAAATTTCTACCGAAGAACACAAAGTTGCTCCGCCTACTATTTATATGTGGGCTAAAAGAGACAAATGGAGTGAACAAAAAGCTGTTGCAATAGCAGACAATCAAACAAAGTTAGCAGAATCAGAGGGCCAAAGATTTACTAGATTACAAGCCGAGCAGTTAGATGGCTATACAGAAATAGCTAATAAAGCTGTTAGAGAAATGAGTGAGTTGCATTATGATAGGGCTTTAGATGCGGCTAGGGCTGCAGATATTGGTATTAAGGGGCAAAGAGAAGTACTTCAAGGCATGATAAACCTAGAGTTTGTTCAAGATATAATGACTGTTTTAATCGAGGAAATATCAGACCAAGACACTCTACAGAGAATTGGTGTAAAACTTAAAACTATCGAGCAAAAACATAGGGACATATAGAAATGGCTAAAGACATTATTAGTGTCGGTGGGGCGTTTGATATGCTTTCCGATGGTTTATTAGAACAAAAACGATATGAAGTCGGGACATTTCGAGAGTTTATTGAAAACATATGGGCACACTCATATGATAATCCAGAGTATTTTAAAGCTTGGCATGTAAGTTTACTTACAGAAGATATTGAAGAATGTTTAGAAACAGGTTTAAATTATGTTGGGGTACTACCCAGAGGGCATTTTAAATCAACTATTTTAGGACATGCATTTAGTGTTTGGAGATTGTTGAAGGCCCCTAGAGATATGTCTATACTTTACTTATCTTATAGTGATGGTATGGCGAAATATCATATTGCTGAGATAAATAAGACTATTGCAAGGAACCCTATTATTCCTGAACTGTTGATTAATAGAAATCCCAAAGCTGACTTCTCAGCTAGATTTTATAAGAACAATAAACCCATGGAAATTATGCATGGTGGATTGTTTTCTTTCAAAAGAGGTATGCATGTCAATGGTGCTTTAGTTGCTGATGACGTATTGAGAGACCCAGAGAACCCGTTAAACATGGGACAAATAACTAAAGTAGAAGACCACTTTATGACAGAATCAATGTTCATACCATTGAAAGAAGCTCCTGTTATTGTTGTGGGGACACCTATGATGCCCAATGATATACTGGCTAAATTACAAGATGATGAAAGATTTAAGGCTAGAGTATTACCTGCCTTAGACCCAGTGCCCGGTAGAAGAGTGCTGGCACCTGAAATAATGAGTGAGAAGTACTTGTTAGCACAACAAAAAGCTAGACCTAAGTCTTTTGCTTCAGAGTTTATGTTGATTCCGCATTTTGCTACAGAGTCTTATTTTGATGTTGAAGATATAGAAAAGTGTGAAGATGAGCTTTTACGCTCTGTACCAGCTACTAAAAAGTATACTGACTTACTGCCAGAAGATTTTGTTTTTGGTGGGTACGATGTAGGAAAGAAAAAGCACCCATCCCATTTAGTAATATTTAGAAAGCGTGGGGAAAACATTGAACAAGTACATTCTTCCTTTTTAGATGGTTGGAGTTACTCTGACCAGATAGAATATTTAAATGAAGTGGCAGACAATTTTGATATGACTTCTGGTTATGTAGACAACACCAGAGGAGAATTAGAAGACCGTGGATTAGACGCTAGATGGAGACCTATGCATTTTTCACAAAAAAGCAAAAATACCATGGCTTCGGTCTTTGAAAATTTTGTTCATTCAGGTATATTAAAACTAATCAAAGATGAAAGACAGAAGCAGCAGATTCTGTCTGTAAGCAATGAATTGAAAGCTCCCGATACTCCTATGGGTCATGGGGATGCTTTTTTCTCAATTGCAATGGCATTACAGGCAGCACATGATACATCATATAAGTTTGTAGATTTAGGAAATGCTTCGGACTGGTTTAATGCAATTAGTCCCGGGGAGACCCCCGAGAGCCGTAGGCAAATGGATAATGAACGAAAGGGTGCTGATTCCGAAATTAATCCATTACAAATGCAACCAGTAAACCCTAGTGAAAGGGCTAGCTCTGCACCAAACCCGCAATGCGGTGACCCTGTTTGTAACCCATCTTTTTGGGTTCCGGAAAGAGGGCTTTGCTTGTATTGCAGCTTTAGACAACAATAGAATATTATTACAGGAGAAATTAAATGATATTAAAAAATAAAATAAAAACACGTACAGAAGATAAATCTACAATCACAGACCAAGCAGAAGTTATTTTAGCTCACCGATATTATTTAAAGGATACTGATGGAGATGTAATTGAAAATTCGTCTCAACTTTTTTCTAGGGTAGCTTTGGCTGTTGCTAGTATTGATACACAGTATGGTAAACTCCCTGTAGATGCTCAATTAACTGAAAAAGATTTTTATACAATTATGTCTAATTTAGAGTTTGTTCCTAACTCTCCAACTTTAATGAATGCCGGTACAGAACAAGGAACTCTTTCAGCGTGTTTTGTATTACCTTTAGAAGATAGTATGGAAGGAATAATGAAAGCAGCACACGATGCAGCAATGGTCCAAAAATTTGGTGGTGGAACAGGATTTGCTTTGTCTAAGTTAAGGCCTAAAGGGGACAGAATTAAATCTACTCATGGGATTGCTTGTGGTCCTATAGAAGTACTAAAGACACTTTCAAGAGTGTCTTCTATGATTACACAAGGAGGAAAAAGGGATGGTGCTAACATGGCAGTGATGTCTATTTATCATCCAGACATATTAGATTTTATCGATTGTAAAAAAGTTGAAGGTGAAATACACAACTTTAACATTTCAGTTGGGGTTGATTCTAATTTCATGAAAGCTGTAGAAGGCAACATGGATTATAATTTAATTAATCCTAAAACCAATGAAGTTGCTGGGTCACTTAATGCCCGAGAAGTATTTGACAAAATAGTTTATGGGGCTTGGAGAAATGGTGAACCCGGAATGATATTCTTAGACCAAGTAAACAAAGACAACCATGTAAAAGAAACTTATGGTGAGATGATTGCAACTAATCCTTGTGGCGAACAACCGTTGCTAGGTAATGAATCATGTAATTTAGGGTCTATAAACTTAGCTAAATTTTATAAGAAAGCTGAAAAAGCCCATGCGTTTGGTTGGAAAGCAGAAATAGATTGGGCTCGGCTTGAATGGGTAACAAGAAAGTCTGTTCACTTTTTAGATAATGTCATAGATGCTAATAAATATGCAACCGCAGATATTGAAGAAATGACAAAGGCAACTCGAAAGATTGGTTTAGGCATTATGGGTTTTGCTGACTTATTAATACAAATGCAAATACCATATGAGTCGCAACTTGCAAGAGATGCCGGAAGTAAAATAATGAAATCTGTTAGAGAATGGGCAGATGATGAGTCTAAGCAACTAGCTAAATCTAGAGGAGCTTTCCCAGCGTGGGAAGATAGTAATTACGATAAACAAACAGAAGTCTACAGAAATCATTGTAGACTAACAGTTGCTCCAACAGGAACTATTTCGATGATAGCTGATACATCTAGTGGTATAGAACCTACATTTGCGTTGGCTTGGAAAAAACAAAACATACTAGAAGGTAAGACTTTAAATTACGTAAACAAGTATTTTGAGCAAGATGCTAGAAAGCATGGTTTTTATTCAGAAGATTTAATGGACTACTTGGCAGAAGGTGGCTCTTTGGCTACTGTACCCGAAGTTCCAGAGTGGGCTAAAGCAGTATATGCTACAGCACCGGAAATATCTCCAGATGACCATGTTCTTATGCAAGCAGCATTTCAAGAAGCTTGTGATTCGGGTATCTCTAAAACAATTAATTTCCCGAACTCTGCTACTAAAGAAGATGTAGAAGACGCTTATATGTTAGCGTGGAAAGAAGGGTGTAAGGGAATTACAGTCTATAGGGCGGGCAGTAGAGAAAAAGAAGTTCTTGTAAAAGGTAATGCAGACAAATCAAAGCAACCAACCTTAGATGGTTTTGAGTTAGAAGAACAAATGTTAGAATCTAACCACGATTGTGATTGCGGTTCTCCTAACATAGTTTTTGAATCTGGGTGTGAGACTTGTAAGACCTGTGGATGGAGTGCCTGTTTAATTTCATAGGAGGTTAAATTGGATAAAGAAGAACGAAAAAATTTTGACAATACATATTACAATCATCAGGAGGAGATGAAAGGCATATCTGCAATTCTAGATAGTCAAGAAGATTTGAAAGAACAGATTGTTTTATTATCTGAAAAAGTAGATAAATTAACAATCTTATATACAGATTTAGCAGAAAAATATGTACACGAAAATAACCAACTGCGTCAAGAATTGACGGGCAGAAGATAAATTAGAAAAATATAGTATAATATAAACATAGAAAAGTTTTAGGAGAAGTCCATGGTATTAGGAAACATGATGAATGAGAGCGGTCAACAGTATGTAGCTATCAAAGATGATAAGAATACATGGAGAATATTAGATACTTGGCATGCAGATTTAAAGATGCTAACTGCTGATGATGATATTCCAGATGATAGTAACGCAGTCATTGCATTGTCTGAGGGGCAGTTTATTGCTTTGATAAAAGAAGCAGCTAGTGCGGGGGTTTTAGAAAACGCAAACTTCTCATCAGATGTAGATATGTCTGAATTAGAATACGAGCTGGAAACAAAAGATATAAAAATTAAAGACTTAGAGGAAGAAATACATAATCTAACAAAAGAAAAAAGAGTTGTTGAAAGAGCAGCTTCTCGGTCAGAAGAGTTTGAACTAAAAGAGAAAGCGATGGACAATATATTAAAGTTAGTATCTATGCAAGATATGACTAAACTAAGCAGGGATTAATAATGAAATTATCTGAATATATGCCTCAAGTCCCCCAAATGCAGCAGCAAATGGCGGACTTAAATAAACAAATAAGTTTATTAGATGTAATGAAAGCTACAGGGGACACAGGAAGTGCTCCTACTGTTGGATTAGACCAAATAGTAAATACATGGGTACGTCATCAAATGGCGTATCGCCAACAATTGGTTCAAGATTTACAGACTGTTGTTATGTCTGTAGAAGAAATTAGAGGACCTTTATCGCATATAACAGGTGAAGTTTTTAGACGTGGTATTGAAATAATACCTACAGTAGAAAATGCCGACAAAGAACAAACAACTAAATTAAAAAACTGGTTAGATGATTGTAATGTCTTTGACCAAAGTTTAGAAGAAGTACTTAGGCAATTTCATATGGATTTAAATTCTTTAGACGATGCTTTTTTGTATATGGCTAAAGAATATAAAGACGAAGGAAACGGGAAAGTTACTTCTAGATTACAAGAGATTAGAAGATTAAATCCAGCACTTGTAGAATTTGATTTAGACCAAGCGGGGTTACCTAAGAATGCACATTGGATATGCCCAATTGAGAGAACTGACGTAGCTGAAGGACCGGGTAAGTCTGAAAAAGGTTTAGAAAGAATACCTGCGATGTATAAATATTATCACAGAAATCAACACATGTATTTTACAGATGATGAAATTATACATTTATCAAAATTTTCACCTTCTGAAACTTATGGCTGGTCACCAATACTTACTATATTTGAAAAGGCACTAACCTTAATTGGTATGGATAAAAACCTTTATCGTTTCTTTTATGAAAGAAAAATGCCTGCGTCAATGATTATGGTAACTACAGATGACCCAGAGAGTCTACGAAGAGAAAGAGAACATATTGCAGCTCAAACTCGATTAGACCCTAACTATGTTCCTATGGTAGCAGTCTCAGCAAGAAACCAAAGAGGTAGGGTGGACATGGTGAGACTGTTCCACACCTTACAGGAAATGGATTATTTACCTGTACGAGAAGAAATTAGAGAACGTGTAGCTGCTATGTGGGGTGTTACTCCAGCATGGCAAGGTGCTCCTGATGCGTTTGGAGGTATGTCATCACAAACTCAACAATTAGTTGTTATGAGTCGTGTTGTCGAAGGAGACCAAAGACTAATACGTGAGAAAGTTTTCCCAAGAATCTTAAAGGCTTTTGGAATAACTGACTATGAATTACAGTTACCACAGCCAGAAGAAAAGGCTGAAAACACTAGAATTTCTTTTGCTCAACAAAAGATAGCTATTGCTAATCAATTTTCTCAATTAGGTTTTGATGTAAAACTAAAAGAACAAGATGTCCCATTTTGGGAAGCTGACTTTATTGTTAGCGGAGAACCAGTACCTACAGCACAAATGCAAGCAGAACAAACTGCTTTAGGTATTCAGCAGACTCGAAACGCTATGGAACAAGAAGAGCAACAACAACAGGCTATGGCTGAACAACAAGCTGCTGCCACTGAAGAAGGTCCGATAGCTCCCGAAGAAGAAGGTGCCGAACCGATTCAAGCTATGCAAAAAGCTTACAAGCCACCTTCACAGAGAAAGTTTAAAGGCAGAACTGGTGGAGTAACTCCAGATTGGTCTGATAAACACCCCGATGAAGAACGAGATATTGATGCTTATACCGAAGCAAGAGAAAAAAATGAATTAACTTTATCTAAAACTTGGATTGAATCTTTAAGTGAGAAAGGCTTTACGTCTCCTTTAATAAAAGAAGTTTCTTCTGATATGTCACAAATGTGGTTTGAACAAAACAATGTTGATTATATTGCTCAATTGGCTGGAGACAGTGTAACTACAGTTGAAAAAGCTATATTTGGTGATGCAACTAGATTCAGTAGATATAAACAAACTGGTAATAGGAAGCCTACAGAACCAACAAAAATTGAATTAGACGATGAGTAAGTTACAAAAACAAATTAAGAATGATTTAGAACTACCTAGAGGTGAGACAAAAGTGCTTCAGGCAGAAGATAAAGATTATGATAGAGGTTTACTCGTAAAACTTTTAGAAGATGGAGGCTATGATGTTGTTTATTGGTATGACAAATTGAAAGCTTATCCTATTGAAGTATTAGTTGATGGCGAGTCTATAAAGAAAGACGCTAAAAAAGTTACCTTTAAGTTTCACCCAGAACTACAGAAAGCCTTAAATTTATCTAAAGAAAATGGCGGTGGAGGAAACGGGGGTGGTGGCGGAGCTGCTACTTCAGGTTCTTTTGGTAGTGGCGGGGGTACGGTATTTACTTCAACCAACTCTGGTATATATTCCCCAACTTATGGTGGGGGTAGCCGAAGAAAACGAAAAAAACGAAGAAAAAAAAGTGGGATAGATAAACTTGCTGATTTTATAACTGATAATTCTCCTGAACGTAAAATGATAAAAGACCTTGCATCTTTTGTTATTAAGGCTCTTGAGAAAGATGAAAAAAAATTTCAAGTAGGTAAACGATTTAGACAACAAACTAGTTCTACTGCAATGAATGATAACATTGCCCGTGTTGATTACCAAAAGGGTTGGATGGGTGGATATCAAGCTGATTCTCTAGCACGGGGTGGGGAAAAAGACAAAAGCAGTTATATTAGTGATGAAATAGAAGAGGAAACAGAAGAAAGGGAGTTCAAATAAATGTTGAACTCACAAACATTGTATGATAATCTATGTTCTAAATGTAGAGGTCATATGTATATAAACGAAGATGAGGACTTACAGTGTTTTACTTGCGGTAAAATATTAGTAGTCACAGTGCGGAGGCATTATGATACCACAAATAGCTCACTTAGAAATAAAAAAGAAGAGAGCACTAGGCTGGACATGGACCAAGCTGGCAAAGTGGCTAGAAGAAGAGTATGGAACGAAAGTTCATCGAACAACCATTCAAAGATGGTACGACAAACAGGTTTGGGAGGACAGTCTCGAGGACTCACCTGCGGGAGATAATCTATCTGACCGAATAAAGTTAGACAAAAAAGTTGCAACACATAAAAGTGAAGCCAATTTTTATAAAAAACTTTATCAACAATCCTTAAAAGAAAATACTAAACAAGAACTTATTGTTGAAACTATACAAGAGTTTACTAAAGCATTTCCTGCTGTTCCCTTAAAACATCTAGACAAAACCGAAAAGACTCCTTTTGGCCATCAAAAACAAATTATGGTCACCCCTTTATCCGATACTCACATAGGGGAACATGTTTATAAAGAACAAATGAGAAACTTGAATGAGTATAACTTTGAAATATTTAATAGACGTATGTATGGCTGGGCTAACCAAATAATAAAACATGCTACATACCGAAGACAAATAGCTCCTGTAGACGAATTAATTATTCCTATGTTAGGTGATATGATTAGTGGGGACATACATGAAGAGTTAGCTAGGTCTAATATGGCTAATTGTATGGAACAAATGATTAGAGGAGCTAGTATTATTGGACAAGCTTTAATGTATTTAGCACCTCATTTTACAAAAATCAGAGTTCCTTGTGTGGTTGGTAATCATGGAAGAATGACTCGAAAGCCGCCTATGAAAGATAAGTATATGGATTGGGACTATATGCTTTATCAATGGCTGGCAGCATTTTGTAGAAACCAAGAAAACATAGAGTTTCATATCCCACGTAGTTTTATGACTACATTTAAAATACACGATAAAGTCGTTCTTATAATGCATGGAGATTCTATATCGGGTGCTGGTAGTAGTGGTGCTATTACAGGTGCTATAACTAAATTACGAAGTGTATTTCAATATCGAAAGGCTTTGCAAAGAGAAATAGAAGATTCCTTAGATGATGATTCAGAGATAGAGTTTGATAGTGTTATGATTGGTCATTTTCATAGGATAGATGAAATAGATATAGGTACTGGTGAGTTACATATATGCGGAACTATGAAAGGACCGGATGAATTTGCTATGCAAAGGCTTCATGCAGCGACTAAACCTAAACAATTAGTTACTTATTGGCATCCAAGATATGGTTATGTAGGTAAAGATGTTATTTATTTAAATCGTTATGATACAAGCAAACGAAAGTTTATAGATAAGATTCCAGAGAAGTGGGTAGATTTTGTAGAATCTTAAATTATGCCTATACATAAACGTTTTGACATAGATTGGTATATTACTAATGACGCATCTGGAAAAAAAGCCGTCACATGTTTTTTACAAAAACAAGGGCTATCTGTTAAAGAAAATCCTAATAAATATGGCATAGACTTAATAACAAATGGTACAACTAATAAGGGACAAGTATTTAGTAGTGTACCTGTTGAAGTAGAAAGACGGCAGATATGGGATAAGACTTTTCCTTTTCCTACAGTGCATGTGCCGGAAAGAAAAACTAAGTTTCTTAAGCACTATATGTTATATGCAGTAGTTAATTTGAATTTTAACAAAGTTATGTTTTGTTCTTCAGATATTATTAAACAATATAAACCCATAGAAATACCAAATAAAGCTGTGGCAAACGATGAATACTTTTATGATGTTCCGATAACTTGTTGGGAAATTCATGATATTTAGTATAATAGCTTATGGCTACTCAAAAATCCGCAGATAGAGAAATTACTCGAATACTAACCTCACTTTTACATGATGTAGGAGATGAAGTTTTTAAGTTATCTAAAGAAGATGCGACTAAAGTTACTGGAAGTGTTTCACAAGCAGAAAACCAAGTCAAATTAATTAAAGATAAAGGTGGATTTAGATTAGAACTTTCTGGAGGAGTGGTAGACCTTTTGTCTCCAGATGAAAATAATAAGCCTAAAATCTTACAATCATCTACTTTTCAATCTAAAAGACATTATAGGAAGGCAACTACAGTTGTACCTAAAAGTCCTAGATATAAAGTTGGTTCTTATTTAAGGTCTGGTGGATATGTTAGGGCACATCCTAAAACTTGGAAGCCCGGATTTAGACCTCGATATGATGAAAGTTCTAACCGCTGGAGAACTGATAGTATAGATACAAATTTTGGCTATCGTATGTCAGCGGTAAAAAGAAAAAACGATTGGGTAGCAGAAAATATTGATAAAATTTTTGATAGCTTGTCAGAGGAAGATATTATTCTAATGGCAATGCATGGAGTTATTCCAGAATATGAATAAGGAGGAAAAGCGTGGGACCGAGTAAAGAACAAGAATATATAATAGCCAGACATTCTAAAATGGTGGGAAAAGTATTAGATTTAGTAGAAGCATCTTTGCCAGAAGGCAATCAATGTGAGAAATTAAAGAAGCTAATACAAGTTCCTTTGTATGATTTTCGTAATGAAATGCTCCATTTTGAAGCAGAAGGCGTACCTGAGACTGACTAATTTCGTATTTTTATAATATAAATCTGTAAAATCTCGTAGGATTTTTTAGTTTGTTGAGTATAATGTAATAACGTTTAAATATAACGTTATATTTAGCTATAAAAAAAAGGTCGGAGGTGGCTTAGACCAACCTTTTATGATAGCGTAAACAAACAAAATCATAGGAGGTTTAAAAACTATGGCAGAGATAGATGAAAGGCTTGAAAAGCAGATGGAAGGCACTAATCTTGCTCTAGCCGCTGTAGCCGAAGTCCTACAAAAAATGGACGGAAGATTGGCTAAAGAGGCGGAAGAAGAGGAAGAAGAGATGGAAAAAGCTGCAATCGAAAAAGCCCAATCTGATTTGGTGAAATCTGTGGCTTCTGAAGTTGTTTCAATGCTAAAAGCTAGCGAAGGTGACAGTTATGCTGGAGCTGATGTTAGTGGAGACGACAGAAAGGCTAGCCCTACAGGTAGTACACCACAAGACGCTGACGACTCAGAAAGCGATGCTGGAATCTCTTCTAAGATAGAAGACCAGCAAAACACAATTCAAGCAGCCCACATGGGTGATGACGAAGATGAAGTTGCAAAAGCTTATGAAAAAGGCTACGCAGCTGCAATGAAAAAAGAAAAAGATGAAGATGAGGATGGTATGGAAAAGGCAGCTCATGGAGATGATGCTGACGATGAGGCTAAAGATGAGCCTAATACAGAGAAAGGTATGGACGAAGACGATGATGACATGGAAAAAATGCAGAAGCAAATAGAGTCTTTGAAAAAGCAATTAGCTGAAACAGAGACAAGTATGCAGAAAGCAGTCCAAACAGAATCTGAAGCAAGATTAAGAAAGATGGGATTCAGAGAGGAGAATGGATTACAAGCTCCACAAAAGATTAATGGATTAGGAGTAGACGGTTCAGCACCTCTACAAAAATCCGCTGTCACTGATACCCCAGAGCAATTAGCTGAACTTTCTTACTCAGAGCTCAGAAGAATGCAACACCAAATAGAAACTGGTAACACCGATGGTGTTCCTAGGGAACTATTAGGATAAACAAAACAAACTATAGGAGATTATAAACATGGCTAACC